TTGGAGTTCCTTCACATGAATATGTTATTATTTCCCCACTCTGATAAGGATGTTCATAAACTTTAATCTCGTCAAACGCAGTATTTACGCCGATTGGGCTAACTATAATTTTTTTATTTTTGTACCCAAATCCAGTATCTAAAACAGAAATTGAACCGATACTAAATTTTTTCTTTTCAGATTTTATTGTATGGTTACCTTCACCAAAACTTGTTATGTCAACTTCATTAATGTTATTAATTGAATCATCCTTTCTATCAAAAAGTCTGATAGTAAAATCATCAACTACATTTACATAATAATCTGAACCACTTTTAAGTCCTCCAATTTCTGTTTGTCCGTTTGAATTATAAGTTACTTTCTCTCCAGTAAACAACTTATGGAAAGTGCCAAAACCAATTTGATTAAATGGATTTACTAGATTAATTCTCGTATTATTTGCACTAGAATCAAAATCTACTGAGTTGTCTAAAGGTATTAATTTTACTTCAGCTTTTGCGCCACTTCCAGATCCACCAGTAATATTGACCAAAGGATTTTCAATATAATCATAACCAGGATCGACAACATCAATTCTAGTTAAAGAACCCTCTACCCCACAATGCCCTGCTGCAGAAGAACCAACGCTAGAAGAAATTTCTAACTTTGGAGGTTCTGTCACACTATAGTTTATACCTCCATCAACAACTTCTATGGATTCTAAAGGACCATAAAATATTTTATCACTTGATTTATAATTTAATAGTTCTACGCCATTTAAAAATATTCCAGTAGATCCAAATTCTGTAACATACTTCCTATCAGATGTCTCTGGCTTTTTCAATCTTCTTATTAATTTTTGTGGTCCTACTACGTCAGGAACTCTTTTTATATTAGAAAATCTTAGGAGGCTTATAAAATTATTTTTTAAAGTTTTGGAAGTTCCTGGAGTTAACAAGTTTACAAAAGATTTATCAAATTCTATCCCTAAAGACTTTTCAATATTCTCTTTACTTCTAGCTAGTTTAAAAAGAGAAGAAGACTCTCTCTTCACATAGTAAACTCCAGGTTCTATAAGAAATTTTTCTTCTTCATTTTCGCCAGTAAAAGTATATAAAACAGCGTCTCCAGTTAAAAACCCATGATTTGGTTTAGTTATTGTTTTTCCGTCAGAAGAGACTTGAGAAACTTCAAATTTAAAGTCTTTTACTGTATTGAAAGAATTGCCGTAATTTGGCAAAGAATTTGATGCAACGTATACAGACCCTTCAGTTTTATTTTTATAAACATTTATAATATCAGAAGTATATTTTTCATCATACAATGAAGTGACTTTTCTTACGCTAAAAATTTTATCAATAGACTTTTGAGAATTGTTTATTTTAAATTCCTTTGTTGGTACAGAAGTTTCTGACACTAACACCCCATCAAAAATTTCAGTTTGTCTTTGATTATTTGTTAATGAAAAATAATCAATTTCTACAGAGTCGTTATTATAAATGTTTGTATTATCGTAGGTCTTAATAGTATAACTAAAACTTAATCCCGTATCCTTTTCTTTTTTTATACTCTCTACTTCACAATTTACTGAAACGTTAAATAACCAGTCATTAGATTTAAAATCTTTAGGGTCATCATATCCATATCCAACAAGTTTTATTGGATCATCTTTAGAATATCCTTTTCCTCTTCCTGTAATGTTTGTGTCCGATACGACTCCACCTATCCTAAAACTTATTATATTTCCAGAACTTGAATATCCAAAAGCAAAAACATCCAGAACAATGTCTTCTCCAGAAGACAAATCCTCTATTATATTTGAACATTTATTAAACTGAGTTAATGACTTTTCTTCATAAGTAATTACAAAGTTCCCATTAATTCCTTTATATACTAAAGTTCCACTTTCTGGAAACCCTACAGTAGAATCTACAATTATATAATCCGATCCGGTTAAAACTTTTTCTTTTATTTTTGTTTTTGGATGAATTGAAAAATCGCCAAAAACTGTTCCAATAACATTAATATCTTTATTAAAATCATTATCTAATTTTAGTACATGATATGTCTTTCCATTTCTAATAATTGTTTGAACATCAGTTACTGTACCAAAAGCTTTGAAAATATTACCTTGCTGTTGATCTTGAAATATTGTTCTATTTTTTAACTCTTCTACAGATCCATTAATTTCTTCTACTATAAGATCTTTTGTTATTCTATACTGAGCATCTGAAGGTTGTATTAGATAATCTCTTGGTTTAATTATATCTACAGAAACTCCAAACAAAACTCTGAACAATATTTTAAAAGATTCGTCAGTGCCTTTTGAAGAATAAAAATCTTTAGAATTTTTTAAAAAAGTTCCAGAGTTTAAAGATGAAAATAATTTCCTACCTTCAAACCCAGGCAAAAACTGCTTTTTAACTTTATTGTAATATTCTTTTAAAAATAAAATACTTAAGTTAAATACATTTTTTGGAGATTCTTCTGTCCCCTGAAGATGTGTTTGTGTAAGAGTATCCTCAAAAATAAAGTTCTCATTTTCGCCATAAGAAGAAATTCCACTAAATCCTCTAACACACTCTTCAAATGAAGTATCGGTTTTACTTTTATAAAGAATAATTTCAGAGTCTATTTTAATTAGACCATACCTATCAGGAAAACCTTCAGTAGATTCGACATTTATTGTATTGCTAAAAAGGTCAATATCATTTTTTAATACAGTAGAACTTACTAAGTTTGATATTGAATCAACCTTAGTCTGCTTATCAATATTTGTAAGGACATCATAAGCACCACCTTGAAGTTCTAATGTTCTATAATACTCTTTTAAAAATTCTTGGACAAGAGGAAAATTCTCCCTTATAAAAGATGGGAGTTGATCTTCTACTATTGAATTGATTTTTATTCTTGTATTATCCATTTATTATCTTCTTACTAGTTCTCCATTAAAATAGCTTGATGTGAAAATATAATTTGAACCTGAGGAATCTGAACCAGATTCTATATTATCAGGAATCATTTTTATCTCAGATCTATTACTATCTAGTTGCAAATAAAGATCTTGTAAACCAATAATATCATTTGATTTTGGTATTGCTGAAATCTCTATTATTGGAGTTCCTCCTGAAAGTTTTTCTGTTGAAATTATATTAAGAGCAAACGTTCTTATCTCACCTTTTATATAATTTATTGTACCGACATTTTCTATAACTATTGATGGTTCAGAATTTGAATCTAATGTAAACAAAACTAAAGTGCCAGAAGTTAAATCTTTATTGGGAGAGTCTCCAAAATAAACTGGTTGTTCTACACCCGAAATAGTAAAACCAGAAGATTTAATATTGTAACCATCAGAATCAGCAAAAAATCTATTCCCAAAGCATATTTCATATTCTGCAAGTTGATTTGGAAATATTTTTAAGTCTCTCCTCATTTGAACTCTTGTAATATTAGAAGTAACTGATGGGTCGGAGTTATCAATTATATTTTGATATCTACTATATTTAAACCTAGCACCATACTTATTAATATCACTAGATCTTGAATAGTTGAAAATATTTTGAAGAATTTGTGTTCCTACTGTTTGAGGAGAAGATGTCAAATTTTGATTATAGTATACGCTAGAAAAAGTTTCAATGTAAAGAATCTTTGCATCTAAAATTTCTGGAACTATTCCCGCCACACTATATTTTTTCAATTCTTCCTTTATATTGTCTTTAACTGCATTTGAAACAAAAGTTCCGAATGTTGGTTTTATTGTTATAAAAACTTTTCCGAACTGTGGAGGGTCTAAGTCTTCTCCACCAAATACGTTTACAGATTCTGCTTCTGGATAAATTTTAGGAACAATTACTTCATAGTCAGATGAAGTTACTGCACGATTTTGTGCAGAGTAAAGTCTTGGAGCAAAGTTTTTTATTGAAGATACGGATTCTACTTCAGAACCTCCGGTAGAACTTGATTCTGTCGCTAAAATAGATATTCCACTTCTAATCAAGTTTGAACTTCCGTCCACAATTCTTCCTGAGAATGTAAATGAGTTAAACCCATTACCTTCTTCGCCATTAGTTACAAGGTAAGAAGCTTCGATAAAGTTTTTATTTTCTAGTTTTGTTCCAATTACACCATCTCCAAAAATTAACTCATAGTTTTGATTTTGGATTTCTTGAATAAAGTAAACTTTTGAATTTGAATTTACTTGTAAAATATTTGGAGCATTTATAAACTTTCTAGACGAAGTGCTAACCTGAGAGTCTCTTACACTGACTCTTAAAGTGGAAGTATCAATGTTTGGGTTATCTAAAATATATTTTTGATTTGGATTATTTGAACTTACAGTAAAAGTATTTTTTGTATAAGTTCCTTCGTAGATTTCAATTGAGTCGAATATTGCAATATTATTTACTACAGGAACAGTAATATCATCCAAAATGGAAAATACGAAATTATTTGTTCCAAAAGAAGATGTAGTACAAACCAAACCTTTTTGTAGAGTTAGTGTAAGTGGTTTGTTTGCAAGGTTTTCAGTATTTACAAAAAAACTTATGGTTGCTTTTGCTGCAGTTCTTGACTTTGGAACATATCCAATATTTCTTGCAAGAGATACTACGTTCTCTCTAAGTGTAGCACTATCAATAAAAACCTCATTGCTAACCATGTTAGCATTATATGAGGCGAGGTATGTGTTATATGCTAAAGTATCAATAATTACTGACAGGTTAGATCCCTCAAAGTCATAGTCAGTAAAATTTGAGCTTGACCTCAAATAATCTTTTATGCCTGTTTTAATCTGATCGAAATCTAGATTGGTGAAGTTTACTAGTGCCATTATCGTGTCGGTATTAATGCAAATGATAACTGTTGAGGTAAAGCTTCAACTCCAATTATATTGTATATTATGGTAACATCAAACTGGTTACTATCAAAATTTGGTTCTACTTTAATTTTCACCAATTCAACTCTTGCTTCATAATTTTCTATAGTATTTTTGATTTCGCTTTCAATTGCACGAGCAGATATTGAATCGATATTTTCGAATAAACTTTGTGATATTTTAGAACCAAGATTTTGATTAAAAAACCTCTCACCAGGAACTGTATATACTAGATTTCTAATAGAGCGTGATATTGCAGTTTCATTTTTTAGTGCAATTAAGTCAAAAGTCAAAGGGTTAGCCTGAAATGTCAGACTAACATCCTTAAAACTCTTACTAACACGCTCTAAAGGCATCTAAAACTAATAATTCTATATTATTTATCACCCAAAAATTGGTTCTGTTCCATATTCCCAATCATCATAGTCATTGTCATTGCGTATTTTTGAATGAATTTCATTTTGAACACTAAAATCATGCTTTTTGGGTGTCATATCATCATTATTGATCTCTCGGAGCATCTTTTTTTCTGGTGCTTTGGTCCAGTAATCAGTAATAAGACCACTTGTGCCCCACATTTCTCTCATATAACTTGAATCTCGGTCTGGATTTGGATGCATTGCCATCTGTTTTCTCCTTTTTGAGGTTGAACAGAACTTTTTACGGGGTTTCTATCCCGCGATTTATGTCCAGTGATTGTTTGGTTTCTCCCACCAGTAATGCAAATCTTCTATATCATCATTATAGTATAATGAAACCATATCACTTTGGAATTTGCTATTGATATTTTCACATAATGCTACGGTATAATAATTTTTTTCTGTATATTTTTTCATTATTTCAGTAATCCAGGTATAAGTTCCGCCTTTGATTACACCTGCTTCAATTAAAACAAAGTTTTCCCAATTTAAAATCCAGTCAATATAGTTTAGTTCAAAATTGATTTGATATTTTTTCGGATCTTCATCAGGAAAAGGTACATTCACACACTCAATATGAAAAATCTCCCGCTCCATTGATAATGAGTGCGAGAGATGTTGAGTCACAATACTTGAATAATCAGGAGAAACGCACAAGAAACAAGTTTTACTTGGGTGAATGTCCCAATCGGACATTTTAATCTTATACGCTAACTCCTGAATAAGTGCTAGTTCTTTATCTTGGGATATAAATTTTAAATTTTTCATTTTAATTTATATCTCTAGATTATATCTTATTTATTTACCTTGACCCCTATACTTTTTCTTACGACCATTACGAGAGGTTGCTGAAAGTAATGTGCGAGCAGAGCGCCCTTGACGAGTCTTTTTGGGAGCTCCTGGAACAAATGTAGTCTTATTATAAGCCATAATGTTTTACCTCAAATTACACGAGTTTTTTCGTGACCAACACGAATCCGAGGATCGCACCAGATCTCAAATCCTTCTTCCTTTGCGTCTAAACAGAAGGAAACGTCCTCACCACACATATCCTGAACAGCACCAGACTCAAAGACTTGCATCTTAGGTGCAAACCAAGGATACTCAAGATTCTCAAAGACTCCCTTCTTAATCAATACCCAACCAAATCCAGTGTAATCAACAGTAAAAGGCTTCTTACGCTTTGACATGGTTTCTGTGGTCTCATGATTCATTACACCACCATTGTTACGGAAGTCATCTTCCTCTAACCAGTGAGCAACTGAAGTCGTGCGCCCATCTTCTGTGGCATACCACCCAGCTGTGATCTCACGTTCTGTGCCATCTTCAGAAAAGGCGAGATCGCAAAGTTGCCAGAATTTCTGAGAGTTAAAAACAATATCACTATCAATCCACAACTGATAATCATACTCAAGTTTTCCATCCCAAGGCTTTTGCTTCGGTCCCCTCAGAACATTCGCTCCAAGACACTTACATCGTGCAAAGTTAACCATCGATGAATAGTCTTGAGAAATCTGAATACTCATATTGTTTTGTACCATGTCAAAACATAGTTGTACAAAACTTTTCAGAAACTGAAACGAACAACCACGACCAGGAAGGCAGAATACAATGCTCTTTCCTGCCATACGCTCCTTAATCGCAGCATAATCCCAGTCCTCAGTCTTAGTGACCTCTGGTGCCTTTGCTTTTACAGTAAATCCTTTTGCCATTTGTTTAATAAAACCTCAATGTCATTTTAGTCCCAATATTTATCTTTGTCAATAAGAACCCTCTTGAATCAGTTGAGGGTTTCTTGTAACTACCTCATACTGTAAATCACTCCTACCAACTTCTGTGTATATCTCTACAAGATTATTGAGAGACACCCATACAATCTCAAACTCTTCTTTTTTTAGTGAATGATATATGCAACGATCCTTTGCATATATGTGATAAACATTTTCAGTCATAAAAATTTTTTCAGAATTTTTTCTCTGAGT